AGGATGTGATGCGCGAAAAACAAGCCGAAGAAGAAATCATCGCCGGATACGGTATCACCCTCCCGGGCGGTACTTCTCCGATTCAGCCGGAGGTAACCAATGGCGGCTAATTACGATTTTCTTTGCGATCAAGGAGCGACTTTCGAGAAAGTTATCACATGGCTCGATTCGCAAGGCGTACCTGTTCCGCTCGGTGCGTATACCGCTCGGATGCAAGTTAGAGACGAAGCCGATTCAAGCACCGCAGCAATTTCTCTGACAACAGAGAATTCACGCATTACTCTCGGCGGAGCAGCAGGAACAATCACGCTATTGATTAGCGCAACTGATACTGCCGCCATTACTGCCGGTGAATACGTCTACGATCTCGAACTTGTTGGCGCGGGTGGTTATGTTTATCGCCTTATCCAAGGCTGTTTTACTGTTGACGCAGAGGTGACGCGATGACAACGGTTATCGTCGAGGAAACAGAAACCACTCTGATCGTTCGCAGTCCTGGCCCTCAAGGGCCGGTCGGGTCAGTTAATGTCTCCGGCGGCTCTACCGGAATGACTTTCTCTGGTGGCCCAATCGTAAATTCCGGCACGATTACCATGGCCGGAACGCTCGATGTAGATAACGGAGGAACTGGCGCGACAACCGCTGCCAATGCGAGAGCAAATCTCTCTGCTGCAATCCTCGGCGCAAATAATGACATCACATCGATGTCAGGAGTTACCGGCGGGATCGCCACGCCTACTCATATCGACTTTGCCGCTGCGGGTGCTGACGATGCTACTCGTCGCATGGCGTGGAATCCTGATACCGGAACGGTTCAGGTTGGTATGGTTGGCGGTAACGTGCAAGCCGAACTCGGGCAGCAGTTGTACGCCTATGTTCACAACGCCGAATCGTCGCAGATTAATAAAGGACAGGCTGTTTACCTTTATCAAGCCACGGGTAACAAAGCGTCCGTTAAGTTAGCGTTTAATACCTCGGATGCGACCTCGGCAAAGACCGTTGGCCTCGCCGCAGAGAATATTGCTGCGGGTGCAAATGGGCTTGTTATCTGTCAGGGCGTACTCGACAAGATCAATACCGGATCGTACAACGAAGGCGATACGCTCTATCTTGGTGCGACTGCCGGAACGCTCACGGCTACAAAGCCGAAAGCCCCGAACCACATGGTTTATATCGGCGTGGTGGAGCGAGCCAATAACGGCAACGGGCAAATTTATGTTCGTATTCAAAACGGATACGAACTCGACGAGATTCACGACGTACAGATCAACTCACCCGCAAACGGTCAGTTGATTATTTATGACGCAGTAACGTCGCTGTGGAAAAACGCAAACATCACCGCCGGAACAGGCATTACCGTTACAAACGGCGCTGGAACGATCACGATTTCTGCGCCAGAGAACGGCACGGTCACTAGTGTTGCAACGGGAACCGGCCTAACTGGTGGCCCGATTACGTCAACGGGAACTATTAGCCTAGCAAATACCGCCGTCTCCGCAGGGGCATACGGCAGCGCAACGCAAGTCGGAACGTTCACCGTAGACGCGCAGGGCCGCTTGACGGCTGCTGCAAATAGCACGGTGACTCCGGCTTTCTCGTCGATTACATCGACCCCGACAACGCTCTCTGGCTATGGCATCACCGATGCAATTAACGTCAGCCAGAAAGCGGCGGCTAATGGCGTAGCAACGCTCGGCGCGGATAGCAAGATACCGAACAACCAACTCCCTGCCTTGGCGATTACCGATACGTTTGTCGTCGCCTCGCAAGCGGCCATGCTCGCTCTGTCAACCGCAGAAAAAGGCGACGTAGCGGTTCGTACCGATCTCAACAAGTCATTCATCCTGACGGCTGATCCGTACTCGACGCTCGCTAACTGGCAAGAGTTACTGACCCCGACCGATACGGTACTTTCTGTAAACGGATTTACCGGCGCGGTAACGCTCGGCGCATCGGACGTGGGAGCAGCCCCGACTACTCGCACCATCTCTGCCGGAACAGGCTTGAGCGGCGGCGGTGATCTTTCTGCTAATCGGACACTTTCGCTTGCTAATACCGCAGTCACGGCGGCTTCCTATGGCTCTGCCACACAGGTCGCAACCTTTACGGTCGACGCACAGGGTCGCCTGACGGCAGCATCAAATACGAATATCGCTATTGCTAATACGGCGGTCAGCGGCCTCGGCACGATGTCGACGCAGAACTCAAATGCGGTGACAATCCAACCGGCGGCTAGCGCGACCCCGACAAACAATGGCGATATGGTTTTTGAACTGACTGATAATTCGACGCTGACGATCAAAGTCAAAGGCAGCGATGGCACCGTGCGTGTCGTAGCATTGACTTTGACCACCTCGGCAGAGTCGTTCTTGAGGCTTGAGTAATGGCGGTTGATCTAAAACCGACAGAGGAAATGGCATCCGAAGCCGAGCGTGGACTCGCTTGGCGTGAGGAGTTCGGGCGGGGCGGCACCGAGGTAGGTGTGGCTCGCGCGCGAGACATCAAGAATCGGGCGAATCTCTCACCCGAAACAGTCCAAAGGATGGTTAGTTATTTTGCGCGACACGAAATCGACAAAGAAGCCGAAGGGTTCTCCCCGGGCGAAGAAGGCTATCCAAGCGCCGGTAGAATCGCGTGGGCTTTATGGGGCGGTGACCCGGGCAAAGGATGGGCTAACCGCAAAAGCGAAGAACTGGATCGAGAAGATGAGGGCCGAAATATGGACAAGGTAGAAGAACGACACGTCGTTGCCGTCGTAGAGGACGAGGCCACCGTTACGGTGACTTTTGCCAAGTCCGAATATGACATGGACGAATCCGAAGAAGCCGACGAGGAAATCGAGGACTTCGAGGAAGAAATGGAAGCCGAGCGTCCGAAAGACATCTACGGTAACGAGCCGGAAGATGAGGACTATGTTGGCCCTGCCAAGCGCAAAGGCCCGACCGAGCGAGTATTCCGTTCGGCAGTCTTTGAGCGTCAGTCCATCATGGACGAGCAGCGTCGTGCTACGCTTGCTTTCTCTAGCGAGATGAGTGTCGACCGTGGTTGGGGTATCGAGATTCTCGATCACTCGCCCGAGTCGATTGACATGGAATTTATTGGAAGTGGCCGCGCGCCGCTTTTGGTAGATCACGAAATGGCCGATCAGGTCGGAGTAGTGGAGCAGATTGCCCTTGGAACGGATCGTGTGGCACGAGCCGTCGTACGCTTTGGGAAAAGCGCGCGAGCCGAGGAAATCTGGCAAGACGTAAAGGACGGCATACGGTCAAACGTATCTGTCGGTTACGTTATAAACGAGATGGTTTCAGACGGTAAGAAGGGAGATCGGGAGATTTTCCGTGCTACTCGTTGGATGCCCCTCGAAATTAGCATCGTGAGTATTCCGGCAGATACTAGCGTCGGCGTTGGGCGTTCCCTCGAGGCTCCCGCACCGGCTCCGGTTGCCGATCCTACAATTATCGTTAAGGAGACTAAAATGTCTGATGATATTAAAGTTGAGCGAGATCGCGTTGCTGCGATTCTCGAGTTGGCCTCGCGTCATAATCAGCGCGAGTTTGGCGAAGCCGCTATCCGTGATGGCGCGTCGATTGAGCAGTTCCGTGGCGCGTTGCTCGACAAGGTTGGCAGCAAGCCCCTGTCGGTGAGCAACGAGATCGGCATGAGCGACAAGGAAGTTCGTAACTTCTCGTTCGTTCGTGCGATTCGTGCCTTGTCGAACCCGCAGGATCGTCGCGCGCAGGAAGAGGCTGCATTCGAGTTTGAGGCTTCTCAGGCTGCGCAGAAGAAGGAAGGCCGCGACTCCCGTGGCATCATGGTTCCGGCTGACGTTGTGTATCGTGACCTCACGACCTCGACGGCTTCGGGTACTGCGAAGGCGGGCAACCTCGTCCCGACCGACCTTCTCGCTGCGTCGTTCATCGACGTGCTGCGTAACAAGATGGTTCTGAACCAACTCGGCGCGCAGTTCCTCACCGGCCTCTCCGGTAACGTCGCGATTCCGCGCAAGACCGCTGCTTCGTCTGCCTACTGGGTTGGCGAGAATGCGGCCCCGACGGAAAGCACCAACGCTCCGGCGTTCGACCAGGTCACGATGTCGCCTAAGACGCTCGCGGCCTATGTCGACTACAGCCGTCGCTTGATGTTGCAGTCCTCGCTCGACATCGAGACGCTCGTTCGTAACGACCTCGCCACTTCTATCGCCGTTGCGATGGACGGTGCTGCGGTCGCGGGTTCGGGCAGCAACAAGCCGACCGGCGTGTTGAACACCTCGGGCATCGGTTCGGTGACCCTCGGCACGAACGGCGGTGCGCCGACGTGGGCGATGGTGGTGAACCTCGTCAAGGAAGTCGAGATCGACAATGCGCTGACGGGTGCCGCTGCGTTCCTGACCAACGGTCAGGTCAAGGCGAAACTCTCCAGCACGTCGAAGCAAGCGAGCGGCGTTGAGGGTAACTTCATCCTCGGGCCGGACATGAACAACCTCTACGGCTTCCCGATTATGGTATCGCAGCAGGTTCCGTCCAATCTCTCCAAGGGATCGGGCAGCAACCTCTCGGCCATGATCTTCGGC